TGGTTAGATGTTGCAAAATTGATAAACTTACCTTTCCCTGTGGTTTTAGCCCAAAATGAAATAATAACAGGCCTGCCAACAATAGGCGGAATAATAGCCTTTATGCCACGATAATCGGCATTTGTAATTTTTCTTATTACATTACCATTGAACCGCTCAGCAATAATCTCTCCTGCATTATTACTCCAAGTAAATCCCATATAGTTAGGTTGTCCATTTACTATAAACTCCTTTGTTTCTCTTAATAAATTCCTTCCTCCTATTTGTATCCCCTCAATTGCTGTTTTAACATTGTCAGTGGTAGCAATATTGGCATGTAGTCCGTCAATATCGTCCTTATTATGCCTATGCGTGCGGTAAGCATACTCGTTATGATGGTGGGTTATAGGTGCGTACCGCTCATCGTGGTTGTGGTCTTTCTCAGCTTTAGCCGCTAAAGCCTCTACTAAGCCCGCAATATTACTAATACCAAGAGTACTAAGAATATGCTTGTTTTGCTTGATGTAGGTAACAATCTCTTGCAGTTGGTCGAGTTGTGTGTCATCACTCTGCAATATGCGATTGATAGCGTCGATAAGGTTCTTGAGGTCTTGTGCCGTACCCGTATAACCGCCTTTGGGTAGCAATCCCGATGTGTCTATCTGCTGTAAGCCTTCTAATTTCTGACGTAATTCATTAGTAAAGTCGTTGGAAGATAGTATTTTTCCGGCTACTTTATCTACTTTCTTCCCTAATTCAGCAACGATATTATCAAAAGTTTCAGCGATACGTTCCTTAGTATTACCTCCCTCTACTGTTTCATTCCTTATAAGTCTAATATTATTGTCTAAACTTCCCATATCATTTTTTTATTCAAACGTATTATCAAAAGAAAAATCAAATATCTTTCGTTTTCTCTCCGAAAGTCCGCTATCAAAACGATTACGCTTCTGTGTCCCATCAATTCCCTCTGATGCCCACACTAATACCATTTGTCGTTCTGTTAGTCCTGATGGAGTGTTTAATGTTACAGATACCCCATTAGTGTTATAATCACGAGTTGCTGAAGTTAGTACCAATCCGGCCCCAAATCCTAACACCTCAAATATTCCATTGATAGTTTCTACAACCATTACCCACGTACCATTACTCAATGCGCTAATCGCTTGTATACATTCGTTAGCGTTATGAGTGTCTCCCAATCGTATTGTTATCTCCTGAGTATACACCCCACTATTATAGCGCATAACTCCATTAATCTTATAATATTCCTGAAGTTCTAACATACTGCCGCTTTTGCCTCCTTTCAGATACAAGTCTACTGTAGCAGTACCATAACCTACAACGCTGCGAACCCTATCTACATCTTCATATCTAATCATTAGCACTCTGTGCTTCACACCCTTCAGGGGCTTATAACCACAATCCGTACTAATATCTTTTAAACCTAATGTACATCTCATATCAGTTGCATTCTCATTCTTGGTTTATATGCTCTATTACGCTCACTACAACCATCATTACAATCGCTTATGTTAGACGCTGTCCTCTCAAGGTATCGCTTACAGTCCTCCCACAGCATATCTGCTTGTTGTTTGTACATCGTTCGCACATCACGCCGTTCCGTTTGGCTTATCGTCTCCCCGTCCTGATTTTCTTTCACTTTAATCCCCATTGGCGTATCAACTTGATGCCCAACGAATATATAACGCGCATAAGCAAAGTACGCCAAAACCGCCTTTAGCCCTGCAAATTCGTACTTTTTGCCCTCAAAGGTATAACTACCCCCATCAAGCAATAACGTGTAATCTCCCACGGGCGTTTCGCTTGTCAAATCTTGGTAAAAAGACTCGCAAACCAGTCCTTTCAAATCAAACATTTGCGCCTCCCTTATAAACCGGTTAAAATCCTCCTCCTTTCTGAAGAGTGAAACGCTCAAATACTTGCTGCACTCCTGCTTATTTACCAATAACTTCATTTGCTAATCTACTAATTTGCTAATTTCAAAAAGCCCATTTGCCGAAATATCCCTTACAAAGCCATCGAATAATTCCTCAAACATCTCCTGCACATCTTGTCGCTCCTCTTGCATTTGCTCTTGCATAAAAATACGTGCTTCCTTAAGGCTCTCCCCAGAAGTGTTACCAAGTTTGCCTTCCACATAATCAATCAGTACAGGGGGTACATTACCATAACTTTTGCGAATATTGTTAGCCGTCTTCTCATCAGCGTACTGAAACATATCCGCCTTAATGTTGCTCTCAATAGGCTTAATAAGCACGCTATTCTCCAGCTTATCGCCCTGCATCTCCGTTTCAAAGTGAAATACCGATTGTTCAGCCTCCACACCTATACTCTTCTTAAGTTCGTTCCTGAAGTCCTCACGTTCCGCCTCGCTCTCCATCGGTAGCGTAACGAATGAATAAGTGCCAAAAAATCCCTTCTTAAAGCCGTTGCGGGTAAATATCCCTGATAGTCGTTCACTCTCACAATCCAATAGCACTACATCAGCCCACGCCAACGGGTAGGTATCATTCCTATCAAGGTTTAAGAAAAACACTTGCCCCTTATACTTATCCCAACCACCAGCCTTTGCTACTTGTGCTTCTATCACTTCCGGACGAGGGTCGTACCGGTCAATCGCCACCACGCTCTTATCCTTATCCTTAGCATTCGTTATCTTATCCCAGTCGTTATAAACCAGCACTTTGCCCCTATAACTACTGCTATCCTTAGCCCCCAGACGGCAATTCTTATACGGCAATACCTGCACGCTTGTCTTCTCATAGAAGCCATTGTAATTCACGTGAACGAATGCCCCTTTATGCATAGCGATGCTCCTCGATACCTTTTTCAGCAAGTCGTTAGGGGTCTCCCGTTTATTATTCACAAATAACACGTCTTTTCTAAACCGCACCCCTTGCGCTTTTGCTTGCTCACGCCTTTCAATCTCCAATGCAAATCCCCGTCCGTAGATAAAATCAGCAATCACCCCCGCACAAGCACGAGCCGTTGGCGAACCTGCCACCAACTGCTCAATGATTGTAGGGTAATCGTTATTCTGACCGTTAGCCAAATACGGAAATCCTTTAAATTTTCCACTATTTGTCTTCCTGTCCTCTTTTGCCAACTCTATCGCCTTCAGCCTTGCCATTGTTGATTGTCAATTGATAATGTTACTTAATGAGTTCTTTCCAATTCTCAGGATACAAATCAAAGTTCGCAATCCTATTAGGGTTAATCTTAAGGTATCGTACCGCAATCTCATTCGTTAGCGTATCATTGTTAAAAAACTCCCCGCTGCCAAAATCCATCGCTAACGAAGTAATACCCGCACGCAATCTAAACTTGCAAGGCTCATTACTATCCTCCTCCTTAACCGATTGTTCTCCTTCTGATGAAGGAGTTACTTCACTTCCTAATTCACTAATTTGCTCATTAGTTAATTCTTCTTGTGTGTTTTGTTCTTTCTTTGCCATATTATTTTTATTAAGTTCGTCAATTCCTTCATTACACAGCCTATCCCAATAGCCGCGCAACTTCTGAGGGCAACTCTCACAGAGGTTATCTCTGCCAAACAAGTAAGCATAAAAGGCGATGAAGGTCTCTTTGTCCTCCCTCACCGCCTTCTCATAACCACCATTTATCAGCCCCTTTAATATTTCTTCAGTGAAAACCATAGTATGCTAATTTGCTAATTGGCTAATTAAGCAGCCAGTTTCTTGTCAAATTTTTTCTTAGTAGTTGCGTAATCAGTCTCAAGCCACTTCAGGGCTACATTAGGCTCTTTCTGATTAGCAGGGGTAGATATAGTGAACTTAAATGCCCCACCATTCGTACGGCCTTCGCCCTCTGTTACTTCTAATCCTACAAAGAAGCCTAATACGTCAAAACTGCTTGCCCCTTTTGCTTTGTGCTCAATCACCGCAACCAATTGCGCCCCGTTTATAAACTGGTCAATTTGCGCGTAATCATCAGCACTCTTGCCATACACAGTAATACCTATTGAGTGCTTATAGCCGTTGTAATCATCATCTGAAATCTCCGGCTTAATACTCTCCGATATATGTGTCTCTTTGAAGTTATCAAAAAAATACCCCGTTTTGCCACTCTTCAGCACCAGCGTATTCATTTTATTTTTGTCAGCCTCAATTGTAGTTGCAGCAAAGTCAATATCAGCCCTATTGAAAAGCAATATGCGCTTTTCAATACCCTTCACCTTATCATCACAATCAAAGGTCAAATCCTTACTTAATACATTAACACATTGTGCCATAATTCAATATTAATTTGTTGTTTTATTAATTTGTCAATTAGCAAATTTGCTAATCTGCTAATTGACAAATTTGCTAATTCTTAAATAGCCATCGCCCCAGTAGTACCAATCACACGTTGAAAGTCCATACTGTAAGCCGCCTTCAAATACACGTGCTCATCTTTACCGCCTATGTATTCTATTTCGATATCTTTCAAAGAACTATCAGAATCGATACCCAACTGACATTCCGATTTATCCAACAATATCACACGGTGAGGGTTATCCCACTTAGTACCATTGCTGAAATCCCTACGGATAATCTCATCAAACCAGCGATGTGTTACAATAGGCACTCCTTCAAACTCTGCTGCTTCATAGCCGCCCTCCATCTTAGTAAGCGTTAGTTCGTTCTTGTACTCGCTTCTTAAGTACCTCGATAGGTTCGTTACCATCGAGTGAGTAGCCAAGAATATAGGCTGCGCTCCTTGTGCAAAGGTTAAAGGGTCTGCAGCGTCCAAAAGTGCTGTAAAGGCATTAAATGCTGTATCCCTTGCTAACGCTTTTTGTGCTGCAAAAGTCGTCTGAGCATTCTCTGCAATTGTTACACGCTTGCTCGTATCAGTGGTTACCATCTTCAAGAATTGAGTGTATAAACCATCTATAGCATTATAGTTCTCTTTTGCTACACCAGCCTTCAAATTCTCACTACCACTGCCCGAACCTACATTGCTCGCTTGAGTGTTTCCAAAGAAAGCAAACTTATTAAAGTCCGCTTGTATAGCGTTCCCAAAGCGCTCTGCCAAAAAGTTCACAAAATCTGTGTCCTCAATATGCAATTTCTTAATGCCCTTCACTCTTGCCCATTGTAGGAAAGAGTTCTCAAGCGTACTATAACATTCTGATATAGTAGCCCTCAACGATACAGGGTTCCACCAGCCCGTACGCACTGGCACATCAAAAGGAGTGGGTTCCATACCGCAACCCGTATCCTTACGCGTTACACCCTCTACAGCCCCGTAGTAACCATATTCAGTTTTAGTTGTAACACCCTCTACAATGGTCATTGCTGCCTTAGTGTCAGCCATACCCAACGAACGCTCCTCCACCAAGTCCTTAATATCATTGATATACTTCTTAGTGCGTTGTTGCTCTGTGATAAAATCTTTTAA